TACTGCCACTTGACTAGTTCTGGCCCTGCCCCAAAGATAAAATCTAAGAAGCCTACCTGTACCTCAGTGTAGCCTACGTACACACCTACTTCTGGGTAGAACACAGCAACCAACTTCGGCAACACTATTATAGCAAAGACTGCAGATAATGCAATAAGTCTTCTTGTCCATGCGAAGTGTTTATCATTCTTTCCAGCGTTACGTGCATCAGCTACAAACCCTGCGTTTGCGTTGGCACGTTCCATGAGCATCTTGTTCTGCTCTTGTTTCATCTTCATGCTCTGCCCCCAGATGGACATCACTCCACCTAAGACTGTGGAGCCAAGCATTGTTATTAGTTCTAGTGGTAGTCCAAACATTTTATATCCTATTAGCTTCTTTTGCTAGTGTATCAGATAACCCCTTCATCCTACGTTTAACTCCACGCAAGGTTGTTGTTCTGTATTCGTTGTTATCTAAAAATTCTTCGGATGCCTCCTGAAACTTACCCTCATTTATTAAGTCTATGGTTATAGGACTTCCTGCTATACCACCCCTAAACCAACTCTGTGCTATTTCTATTTGTAACTCTTGACTCAATCTATCAAAGTTTTTAATTTTACTTTTTATCTTAGGTATTCTTTTTGCTAAGTCTTTACGTAGTAAAGCATCTGCCTCTTTTGCAGTAATAGTTTGACCTTCTTTTACATCAGCCCCATAGTGTCCATGTCCTATAGTGTAAAACTCTTCACCAAACTTTTTCTCTGCTACGTAATCAATACCCTCTTCTGTCTTTAGTCTAGTTATGATAGCATCGTTTAAAGGTATCTTTGGTTTGTGTGGAGGTAATGCGTGGACTAATGGGTAGGCTGTTTTAATAGGTTCAAGCTCTTTCATACTTGTAGCGTTCTTTACTACTTCTGCATCATCATCTCTGTATATGGGTATCTTTATATCTTTACCTGCCACTATTCTATTTTTATCTTCTATCTTATTAAGATACATTAGTTCTTGAACAGTAGTGCCTGTTGCATCAGCTATCTCACCTAAAGTATCACCTGATTGTATTGTGTAGGCTGCAGTATTTGTAGGAGAACCAATAAGTATAGGTTGACTTTCCATAGTAGGAGAACCCAAGCCCTTACCAACAACTTGGTTTCTGTCAATAGTAGGTACTTCATCAACGCCACCTATCTGTGGTGTGGTGTCTATGTTGGGTTGTGTTCTTGGCTGACTAGGACCACCAGTTAGCTTTGACATATCTATAAAGTCATAACCACCAGTGTTAATACCACTTTCAGTTACAGGTACTGGATCTGGTATAACAAACATAGGATCACTATTGTATGCATCTAATAGAAACATATCATCATCACGTGGTTCTGGTTTATTCATACCAAAGAACTGCGCTCCGTAGTATTTCATTCCATCATATATCTTTTGGTCTAGGTTTCTATCGTCTGGTTTCTCTCCAAACGTTTTAATCTTTTTATCTACCTTTGCTTGAGAAGGTAGTTTTATTTCATCATAGCCAACTGCAGCCTGACTACTAGTATCATAAGCACTAGATGAATAGTCAGGTACACCTAACCCTTTTCTCAGCCCCTGCTGCTTACTAGTCTGTGTTCCTGCTGCTCGACTGAAGGCCAGTTGCTGTGCTGCAAACGTTTGTCTAGGATCATATGTCATTTTTATACCTGTATTATTAGAAGATAGAATCCAAGGCTCTTTCGGTGAGCTTACCAACGAAACCCCCAAGTCCTTTTTCGAAAGCACTAGAGCCACCATCAGTAGCACTGATTTTAGCAGTAGCAATGTTGTTATCCCTTTGTTTTGCGTTTTCAGAGGACTTCCATGCCCACCCTAGTATGTCTCTTTCTCTTTGTAGTACAGCATCATAGGCTGCTCTTGTCAGATTATTAGCTGCCATAGCTGCATCACGGTTAGCTTGGTTAGCAGCGGCATTATCTGCAGTAGTTATACTCTGCGCCCACTTAGCATTTGCTTGTGCTATTACAAGATGATTCTGTGCATTAAACTGGTCACGTGCATTAGTCTGTGCAGTGTTAAATCTACCAATAGCATTTGCTTCACCTGCATTAAAACGTTCCATTGCATTGGTTTGCTCTGAGTTAAACTGTGAAACCTGAGTAGCCATAGTAGAAAAGAATTGATCAGTCTGGTTCTGTGATGTAGCGTTGAACTGTTTGGCTGCATTGTCTGCTGATTGATCAGACATAATAGAAGCTATTTGAGCCTGTGCTTTGAACATAGTGGTTTGTTGCTCATTAGATAGGTTAGTCATATCCATTGCCAAGAATGAGTCAGCATTTTGTTTAGCTGCTTGCTGCCTGTTGTTTAAGTTAGCCATGTCCATCTGTGACATAGTAGCAGCATCAGCCATGACTTTGGCTTGTTGGTTTGATAAGTTAGTTAAGTCTACAGTCTGAGCCATCCTAGCATTTTCTAGTGCTACTTGTTGCTCTGCACTAAAGTTAATGTTAGCTATTTCTGATACACGTGCTGCATTCTTAACTTTAGTTTGAAAGCCTTGATCAAACTCTTGTCCTAAAAATCTTGCACGTTGTTCTGCTTTAGCCATAGCCATTTGTTGTTTATTAGATGCATCCATCTGAGCGATGGGCAATGCCGATTCCATAGCAGCCTGTACAACTGCCATACCTGCCATAGATGATGCTCCTAATCCACGTGCTTGCATCTGTGCATTTGCATTACGCATAGCACCTGCTGCCCATGATGGTGTGTTACCACCTTGGAAGTCTTGCATCAAATCATCTAGTTCAGTCTTTACAGATGCAGCTTGTTCTTTTGCTAGGGTAGTATCTACCTGTGCCTGATCTACAGTAGTACCACTAATAGTTTGATCTGCTGTCATCTGCATAGGAGTAGGGGCTTGCACTTGTTGTGCCTGTCCTTGTTGAGCAGCTTGTAATCCTAGTGATGATGCTTGTGTTGGGTCTACCTGTGCAGCTTGCATCTGTGCATTAGGAGCAACATTTCCTTGTGCTGCTTGTTGTTGTGTTCCTGCTACTCTAACTGCTGTCTGAGTTGATCCTGCTTGCATTTGATTAGCAGGTGTTGTAGGTGGTGCAACTGTAGGTACATTTGCTGCTGCATTTGTATTTGTAACCTGTGTTGCTACAGGAGCCTGTCCAGTATTTACTGCTATTTGTGTAGGTGTTCCACCAGTATCCGCAATAGTAGCTGCTTTACTAATCATAGTAGTAGGATCAGTCTGTATCTGTCCTGTGGATTGCTGGCCTGTAAGTACACCAGTAGCAGCTTCTACAGGTTTTTGTTCTACTAGTTTTTTGGCTGCTAAAGTAAGCTGACCCATCATAGCTGCTGCAGAAGGACTAGCTGCAAGAAACTGGTTTATAGATTTTTGATCCATTGCACCTTTGTAGCCCAAGGATGGGAGTATTTTCTTTTGCATTACTTCAGGCTTAAACCCTACAAATTTCTTAGCCATATTTTATTTCCCTATTTGCATCCACAATGATGCGGCAATGAATGTTATTACTGCTACTGTTGACATCTTTACAATGGTTGACCATACACCTCTTCGTGTATCACGCCACGTTTCTAGTAAGTTACGCATCTCAATTATATCTTTACGAGCATCGTCATCATGTAACCCTACCTCACGCAACGCTGCTGTAGCACCACGCTTGGCTGCACGATTTAGCATTTCTTCTAATTCATCTGGTGTCATTAGGTATACATCTGATATCTAATTGTCCATAATCCAGAACCCTGCCCTACAACTGCATTGTAGTATGCTAGAATAGTAGCAGACACAGAACTACCAGTAGAGTTGGTGTATTTTACTATCCCAGTTCCTGCAGTTCCTGTAGCTACTGTTGATCCACCAACTTGAACAAGAACAGCACCTGCTAAGTTTGACCACGCAACTATTGTAGAACCATTAGCTATGGATAAAGAAGATATTTGTGTTGCTACTCCGTTTGTTACATTCTCTGTTTTACCACCTACACTATCAGGTGCGCCACCACTACCCCCAGATGCGGAATCAGCGGATGTAATTGCTGTAACGTGTCCATACGAATCTAAGGTAATGTCTTGTATAAAGTTTGTGCCACTATTGTTTACAGAAGCCTGTGTTGAAGTGTCTTCGTGGTCAATAGTAATTGTTGAGTTACTACTTGCGTTAGTGGTAAAGTTTCCACCACCTGTAAGTGCATCACCTGCAGTTATTGTTATGGTAGAATTATTAGCAGCAGCTATATCATTTGTTATTACACCAGTTGTGGAGTTGTATGACATACCTGTACCTGCAGATACAGAACCTCTTGCTCTTGCTGTAGTGTGATATAAGTTAGAAGAACCTTCTGATAAATCATCTGTGTCGTGATTGGCAATAGAGGATACAGTACCAGTTACGTTGCCTGTAAGGTTGCCAGTTACATCACCAGTTACAGCACCTGTCAAATTACCATGAACTCTTGCTACGTTTAGCTCTTTATTCATGTTCCAACGATCATCAGAGTTTGTATATGTAAATGTTGCGTTGGCTCCACCTACAGTAAGACCGCCAGTGTTAGCAGCAGCAGAGCTACCTGCGCCACTTGCGACTGTTATGTTAAGATCTGCGACATCTACAGTAGTAGAGTTAACAGTTGTTGTTGTACCTTGAACAGTTAGGTTACCTGTAACTACAGCATTGCCACCAACAGTAACGTTTCCTGTGGTTGTGATTGCATCAATGTATCCATGTGACCAGTAGTTAGATGAATCACCTATGGTGTATGTGCTGTCTGCACTTGGTATTAAGTTAGAAGCTACATCTGCAGTGAATGTAACTGTGTCTGAGGCAGCGTTACCTAATACTGTATTACCATTAGCTGTAAGTACACCTGATACATTTACTGTAGTTAATTCACTAGTGCCGCTAGATGTTACATTACCAGTTAAGTTGCCTGTGACATTTCCTGTAACACCACCGTTAGCATTTATAGCACCTGTCATAGTACTTACACCAGTGACAGCAAGAGTACCTGCTATAGCTGTATTACCTGATGAAGAAGCTACAGTAAATTTATTTGTGTTAATGTCAAAGTCGCCATCAATACCAGTTGCGCCAGAAGCAGCTATTGTAGTAAAAGATCCTGCTGCTGCAGTGCTGCCCCCTATAATAGTTGCGTCTATCGTACCACCGTTTATATCTGCTGTATCTGCTACAAGGCTATCTATATTAGCAATTCCATCTAAGTATAAATTTCTCCACTCTTGTGTTGAACTACCTAAATCATATGTATTGTCATCATCAGGAATGAAGTGACTGTCAATGTCTGCACCAAAAGAAACTGTGTCAGTAGCAGCATCACCAAATGTAAGGTTTCCGTTAATGGTTGTATTACCTGTTACAGTTAAATCACCTCCTATAGAAACATCATCTGTAACGGTTAGGTCATCACCTATAGTTACATCACCCCCGAAGAATCCATCCTTCCATCTTCTTGTAGTTTTACCCAAGTCAATGAGGTTATCTACTTTTGGAAATACAGCACTTGCTTCTACCTCCAATTCGTTAGAACCACCGATCTTAGTTACTGGCGCACCACCGCCTGTAGTACCATCATGGTTGTGGCCTGATGATGCATTAAAGGCATTTACAATGGCATTGTATTCATCGTTGAACAAATCGGCATCAATAGGATTGCCGTCAGCTAATTGCCCTGTAGTATCCTGTCTAACATAACCTGTTGGCATAGTTTAGTTCCTTATTGTCTATCGTTTGTTTTGTATTCTAACACAGCAGTGTCTAATGTAAAGCTTGGATTTGTTGTATTGTCTTGTATTCTTACAGAAACAGTCTTTCCTGAACCTATAATATTTACTGGATAAATTTTATCTATAAGTGCGCCAAATTTGTGACCAAAAGCGGAACCAAATTGTGCGCCTTGGTTAAAGAAAGCCACAGACCCAGAGCTAGTTAAAATATTTATAGTGTCTGGTTGTATAATACTGTTTCTTGTATTTGATTCAAAGTCAAACTTTAAGTTAAAGTCTAAGTCTATAGTTCCAAATGGGTCAATAAACCAAACAGCTTTATAAAAAGTCTTCCTTATTTGTGGATCGTTTATAGGCATGAATGCTGATTGAAATACAGCGTTTATGTTTGAACTGTCAAAGGTAGATCCACTTTCACCTTTGTATATATACCCATCACTGTTTGCAAATGCTAAAGTTTCTACTGAACCTTCATATACACTGTCTGCAACATAGGCTTTTATGCCTTTACAAGTTGACCACTCAATTCCTTGAGAGCCTTGAGTTGTAACCTTTGTAGCTATTAGACCTTCAGAGGAAGCCTCTCTCCTACTACTAAGATATGAGAATATTCTGTACTGAGATTTACCTCTAAGTATGTGAGAGCAAAATGTAGACTCTCCACCAACAAAATCTAGAAAAGTTTCTTTTATTTTATCGGATGCAACATCTAGAGCAAAGTCACCTATGCGATCAGTAGCACCTAGCTGCCTAATACCATCGGGAGATAAGTACATAATGTCTCCACCAACTTCCTGTATAGTATCTTTGTTAACACATCCTATCTTTTCTGTAATGGACTGAAGCTGGAAGTCTGCTGCTGTATTACCTACTAATCTACTGATGGTGTCACTTGTAAAAATAACTAGCTGCTCACGAAAGACTGCCATGCCTGTAATGTCGTGAGATAAACTTATACTACCTGCACCATCTGCTACAGAAAAGTTATCTACCGTAAAAGGTGCTGTAAAAAATACTGTATTACCTTTTGAATAAAAAGCAGTACGTTTAAATATAACTACGTTGTCTGCACCCTCTACATCTGTATTTATTTTAGAACTAGATGCTGATAGGAAAGAAGTGTAGTTACCGTTTTGATTGTATATGGCAGGGTAACTTTTACCATCTACAAATACTACCTTGTCATCTCCATCAAAGTTAAACTCAGCATGTTTTACTTTAAGACCGTTTGTATTGTTACTTACTGCTACAGTTGTACTTCCGTTAGAGGCCACCATAGGTGTCCACGTAGTTCCTGTACCAACATAGTAAGCAGTTTTACCTACATCTGAATTTGTAAAAGCAAAAGTAGTTAGACGTGTTAGTACCCAGTTAGTAGATCCGTTACCTGCTGTTGTAACTTTATAAACACCATTCTGTGTTGAGTCAGTTTGTGCATTTACTTTTATCTTACTGTCTACAGCGTATGCGTTGCCGCTTATAGCAAAAGCAGCTTGTGTTCCTGAGTTTGTAAGAGTACCTGCACCACTATTAAATGTAGCAGTTAAGTTAGCGTTGGTTGTTGCTACAGTAGTATGCGATTGATCTAGAAAAACACTGGAAACAGCAGCACTATTTACTTTACGTGCAGCTAGTATACGTGTAGATGAAATAACTTTCAATCCTAAAATTTCAGACTCGCCTGGAACTGTTGTAGAACTGAACTTTGTGTATCCTAATATCTTACTATAACCACCTTCTTTGTTGACCTCAAAGTTACTTAACTGAAAAGCAGAACCTACAGCATTAGTACCTTGCTGAAGCAAGCTCATATTTGAGATTAGACCACCCTTAAACTCAACAGGGAAGGTTTGCCATTGTGTTGCCATTAGTAAGCTACTCTTCTGTCTCTTATTGCGTCAGTACGATTTATGTGTATACTTCTCAGATATTTTATACCGCTTTCAAAATCTTGTTTTGCCATCTGTGCCATCTGTGTATCAGATCTAAACTGATATATTAAACTCATAGCACCTGCTACAATGATGTGTCTATATGACTCTGGTAATACAGGAACATCATCATGTAATAGCATTTCGTAGCCAAGCCTGTAATATTCATAAACTAACTCGTAGGCTTTGTCTGGTTCTGGTACTAGTATGATTTCACGGCTAGGTGTGCGTACTATATGTCTTGGCACACCTCTGTTACTTGTATCAGTGTCGTATTCTTGGTCTACATATTTTTCTAGGTATTCTTCATAGCTTAACTTTTTTAGGTGTTCAGTGCCATTTTCTAGTGTTGCACTTCTTTTTATCCTAAACGTTTCCATGTCTATTGTTTTTGCATCGTCTGGAAAAGGATAACGACTTGTACCTGCAGTTAAAGTGAGAGTCTCCTCTACATGGTTCCAAGGCCATTCAAACTCTTCTTGATTGATGTGTCTTATTGCAGTATTTACTGAGTCTTTAACAAAACTATAGTAACCTGTTGTAATAGAAAAGTCAGTAGTCGTTAATGCTACTTCATTTAATCTTCTGTTGCAGTCGTTTACTAACCCAAGGAAATCATATGCCATTCTATTTCTCCCTGACTGTTAAGAAAATTGTTCTGTTATACGTTAGGCTTGCTGCAGTAGTTATCTGACAAGTTACAGTATACTTAGTGCCAACTACACCTGCTGTAAATCTAACAGTAGCAACAGTAGTTGTATTTGTAGGTTGTACTAAAGTTAATCCGTTAGATGCGTCACCAGAGTAAACGTCTGAGTCTGACATTGTTTCTCCGTTAACTTTCCAAACAACGGTTGCAATAGTATCAGTACCTAAAAAACGTGACCAATCTACACTGTAATCTACCACTTCATCTGGGTCATGGTTAGGCCATTTGTACGCCATGTTACTTCCTTAATAGTTACTAACTTTTTGAATATACACAGTGTAGTTTTGGTAAGGTACAATGTTTACACACCGTTCTCTGCCAAAGTCTGTGCTTAAATAAACTACGTTATTAGAATATATACCACCGTTTAAGGCTGAATCACTATTAACAGCAGCAGTCATAGTTGCAGATACACCTGTAAGTGTGGTGCTACCTTGAGCATCCTCATCATCAAAACTATTTACTGTTAAGTCTAGTGTTGCTGATGCTGAACTTAATGTTATGTTAGCTTCTGCATCAAAACTTATACCTGATGCAAATGTGCTGATAACTCCTGTAGGTGTTGGACTAGCTTTACCACTTGCGGTGGTTGCACTTATTGCTGATGTACCGCTTGTACCCGATACAGTAATGTTACCTTTTGCCTGTGTGTTTCCTGCAGGAAGATTTATAGCACCAGTAACAGTAGTACCAGTAACTGTGATATTACCAACGCCAGTAATTGAAGAAAACGCAGTAGGCGTAGCAGTAGCAGTAACACCTGTAGGTGTAATAGAAGCTTTGGCTATAAAGGTAAGTGTACCAAGTGAAAAGGTACTTTGTGATCCACCTGAAATGTAAGCATTAGCGGCAGCAGATGTTACTGCCTGTGCAAAAGGTGTTTCAGAGAGTGCGGAAAAGCCTAGCATTATCTATGTGTCTTTTGGATCTGTAGGTAACGTTTTAAAAGGATGAGCTATGTAGTCTCTATTTTTACAATGATACTTTTCATTGTCGCTACCTGTTGTGGGGTCTTTATTTTCTTTAGTAACTTCAAAAGGGTAAGGTTTTCTAGGCCATGTAACATCACTTGCATCAGCACTGTCAGGAATTGCATTAACATAACCACGATAAGCAGTTACTTCAGCAGTCTCTGTAAGTAGACCTTGTGCTATCGCTGCATCCAATGCTCGTATAAGTTCGGATTTGTAATGTTTGGTTGCCTGTTGTAAAGCTAACATTTACTTACCTACTCTATATGCTTCTTTATAAAAATCTCTTAACTGGACAATGTAATCTAGATAATCGTCTATCTTCTTTATCCAGTTTTTATCCACCTGTGGATGTATAATACCAGACTTAGGGGATGCAAAAGTTTTGTTAGCCCATTCTACTGGATTTGGATTACTGAATAAATAATAGTTTACGTGTCCAAAAGATGTCGTGTCTCTATTTTGTAATAAGTCAATATGACCAACTTGTTTGTCTAATACTTGTGCTACTAATGCACTCTCAGAAATCATGGTGCTATATATAAAATCAGAGTTCTTGATTAATTCAAATAAATCAGCGTCTTCATCTGCAAAGTTTATACCGCCAAGATATTTATCTAACTCAATATATGCTTCATCCCAAGATATAGGATGCTTTTTGAATACAACATTGTTACGTCCATGCTTACGTAGAATGTATTGTATCTTACCAACACAACAATGTTTCTTTATTTTATTACCACCGGGTAGTATTATTAATGCTTCAGCACCTGTAGAATCAGATTTATTTGTATAGTTATATTTGCTAAAAGTGTTTTCTGTTTCTATCTTATTCTTAATCCAATCAATATGACCTACTGGTTTAGTTGCGTCGGCATAAGCATCGGACATTTGTCTTAGGCTTTGTTCAAACGCCAGAGGATGAAGCATAAAAAATCCTGCAAACGTTGTATAGTTTATAGTATCAAAGTATAACTCTTCTACTGCTGTGCAATCATAAGCTAATTTTATTCCTTTGTAAGGGAATTTACTTTTTACATATCTTTCAACTTCAACTAGGTGTGACATTTTAGGATGCCATCCTATATTAGTTGTGCCTTGTTCAAACTCTTCTGTTGATTTACTAGCTCCATAAATACTTTGTGCAACCGCACTATCTAAGTTATCGCTAACGTTTGTATCTTTAGGCATAGAAGTTTGTTGTCCTTGATGTTGAGTTAGTTGTATTAAACGTTGTAGTGGTACTTTTTGATGTGTTAAACGTAGTGGTTGTACTCTGAGTAGTATTGAACGTTGTCGTGGTACTCTTAGAAGTATTGAACGTTGTCGTTGTAGAATGTGACGTACCATACGTTGTGGTTGTAGAATGTGATGTGCCATACGTTGTAGTATAACTTGTTGTAGTAGTTGATGCTGCTGTTCTATTGACGTACCAGTAAGGGTATCCATCATTTAAGTTAAAATAAAGTCCTTGCTTATAATAGGTATATCCTCCACCACTAATTGAGTTTGTACCATGTCCACCACCCATATTTCTGTAAGGAGTTGCGCCCCAGTATATATTAACCCCTGACCAAGGTGCGCTTATCCACCAATCATTTGCCCCTCCATATTGAGTAACTGTACTAGATGTACTATGTGATGTACTATGTGATGTGTTATACGATGTTGTGGTACTATGTGAAGTGTTGTAAGATGTTGTAGTTGAGTTACTAGTACTGTAAGTTGTCGTAGTAGAATTAGAAGTACTAAACGTAGTAGTGGTACTATTTGAAGTTGAATATGTAGTTGTAAATGTAGAAGAAGTACTAAACGTTGTATTGAACGTAGTAGTAAATTCTTTTATACCATTTATAAACCAAGACATTAAGCAAAATCTCCAATGTAGTTCACTAATATGTTTGAACTATCTAACACATAATATGATAACACACTTATTTCGTTAGCGTTAGTAGCTTGAACAATGGCTGCACCGTTAACTGGTGTTTTACATTCTGCAGGTAGAGTAAAAGATCTACCGCCTGTACCATCCTGTACAAATACTATGTTACCAAAACGTCCTGCATCTTTGTTTGAAAATGCAAAGGTTGTGTTAGCTGTCATGTTTACCTTAAAGTTATTAGCAGCAGCAAGATCTATGGTAACTGTGCTGCCCCCACCTGCTACGGTATCTTGATCCTGCCGTAGGCCGCCTGTCATAGTACCACCTGCTAGGGGTAACTTTGCGTCTAACTGTGTCTGTACTGCAGATGTAACACCATCTACATAGTTAAGTTCGGCTGTGGTTGCAGTCACACCGTCTAGTAAATTTAACTCAGCAGCCGTTGATGTAACTCCATCAAGAATATTTAACTCAGCAGCCGTTGATGTGACACCATCTAAGATGTTCAATTCAGCAGCAGTTGAAGTTACAGTTGTACCATTAATAGATAATGCATCTGTTTCTAATGTTCCATCAATATCAGCATCACCTGATATGTCTAAAGTGGCAGCATCTAATTCACCTGTAATAGTGAAGTTTCTTACACCTGTATAATCTTTATTAGCATCAAGTATAACTGCTTTAGAAGCTATGGCAGTACCAACAGCAGTTGAACCTAAGTCAAGAGCATTAAGCTCACCTACGACTGCTGTAATGCCATCTAAGGTATTTAACTCGGCAGCGGTAGATGTAACACCATCAAGAATATTTAGTTCTGCAGCCGTAGCTGTTACCCCATCCATGATGTTTAGCTCTGCAGTAGTTGCAGTAACACCGTCTATGATATTTAGTTCTGCAGTAGTTGCAGTTACACCATCCAGTATGTTTAATTCTGTTGTAGTCGCAGTTACACCGTCTAATAGATTTAGTTCTGCAGGAGTTGAGGTAATAGACTGACCGCCTACCTGTAACGTAGTAGCATTTATTTCACCTGATGATCCGTAAATTACACCCTTACTATTAACTACAGTACCTGCGCTAGACCCGTCTACAAGATTTAATTCTGCTGCTGTTGATGTTACACCATCAAGAATATTTAGTTCTGCAGCAGTTGAGGTAACTCCATCTAGTATGTTAAGCTCTGCTGCTGTGGAAGTGACACCGTCAAGTATGTTAAGCTCTGCTGCTGTGGAAGTGACACTTGTTAGATCTGTAGGTGCAATAGCAATATTACCAGTACCATCAAAACTTTGACCTGCTATTGTACGTGCGTTTGCTAATGCTGTTGCTGTGGACGCATTACCTTCTAAGGCAGCTACAATAGTACCTGCTGTACCACTAAATACTTCGCTTGAGTTTGTTGCATCTGGAATAAAAGTAAATTTACCTGTACTGTCATCAAAGCCAAAGAAACCTACTTTAGCTGCAGATCCGTTGTGCCAACGAAATTCTATGCCTCTGTCTTTGTTGTCATCAGATCCAGGCGCTGAGTCGCCACCTATTGTAAACACAGGGTCATCAACAGTAGTGGTTGTACTGTTTACTGTAGTAGTTGTTCCGCTAACTGTTAGATTACCTGAGACAGTTAGGTTACCACTTGCATCTAAGAACACAGCCTTACTTGAAGGATATGTCATAAAGACGTCTTTAGTACCTGCAGCTAAGTCAACTGCATTGTTGGAATTAGAACTAGCTATAACTGTGGTACGAGTAAGAGTGTTACCTGTATTCCACGTTCCTAGCCCTACTTCCCATTCATTTACACCTGAAGCGGTATGTGCAATGGCGTAGTAAGTCGTGTCACCATTGGACATGTAGTCTGTGAATGCTTTGAAGGTAGCCCCTGCACCTGCTAGACTTATTGCGCCTGTGCCTGTAGTAGTGGTTCCTTCTTTTACACGATCTTTTAATATTAATGCCATTGCACTTTACCTTTAAGCTATGCGGATAACAGCGTTTGAAGCGTCTGCAGTTGGGAAAACAACTGTAAAATCACCTGATGTAGATGTAACGTTACCGCCAAAACTAAACACTGCTATAGCTTTGTTGCTTACTGATGAGTTGTAAATAATAGCACCAGCCGCTGTAATAGTTAAGTTTGTAAAAACTTCATCAGCAAAGTCAACTAGAGCAGTCGATCCTGATAGTGAGATTGCTGCACTGTCTAAGGCTTGACCACCTGCTGAGTAGTTTGTACCTGTAGCTTCATCAGAGTTACCTGTTAGATCAGAATAGTTTGTAGTGGCTGCACCATAACTACCTGACTGCGAGGCTTTAATTAGAGCTATTTTCAAAGTATGGGTATCTAAGTCGTGAACACCTCCAAGAAGCTCTTGCTTGAAGCTGTTACACATTGCCGTTGTGATTGCCATTTGGAAATGTCCTTATGTTAATGGGAAAATGCACAAAGAGGCCACCCGAAAGCAGCCTCTAAGTTTATCTTTATTAAGCAGCGTTATAACGTGCTGTGACCAATGCTTGTGGGCGCAAGATTTTACGTCCGTAAAGGTGCATACCACGTACAATGTCTGCGAATGAATCAGGATCTCTGTAGTTCTCAACTTTAGAGATTTGCTCTGCAGTTGCTACGCCTTCTTCTTGACCTGCTAGGATGATACCGAAGTTGTCATCTTGTGCAGTTGTGCCAGAAGTTCCTGCTCCAGTACCGTCTGATGGTAGGTTGTTTGAAACATGGACTTTAAAGCCGTGAATGTTTCCTGCAACCAATCCGTTTTGTAGACCTGCTCCACCGAAGTCTGAATTTAGAAGACGTGAATCTTCGTCCTTCAACATTTCCATGAAGATTGGGTCAACAACCAAGTAACGTCCACGTGAGTCAACGTTGCCTGTGTCCAACTGTCTAGCCATTCTTGCAATAAGCTGTAATGGTGATGCAGTTGTAGTTGCTTTTGCAGTAGCGCCTGGTAGTCTAGGTGCTAGAGGGATAGAGTCGCCAGTTGTAGAACCTGAAGCTGAAGTTGTGATGTTAGTCATGTCAGAC